GTGACAGTTACTTGATTAACTATCTCTGTTCCATCTGTCCACCCTAAACTAGTATAATTAATTTCTCCGGTAGTAAACAACGAAACACCAAAATCTGATTGCAAAATACTGTGAGTTAATCCCTCTACTTCGCTATAAGTTAGAATAGCATTTCCGGATTCTAGAGCAGATGCTATTCCAATGCTTGCCACCTTTAAAACTCCATCAACAATCTCTAGCCCGTCTCCAACTTTAATTCCGCCCTTAGTTGTTGGGCTAGCAGTTGGTAAGGTATAAGGAGTAGCGACTGCACTTAGTACACCCTCATTATTAATCGTTAGATTATCACCGACTTTGATGCCACCTAATATATTAGATGCAGCCTTTGGCAGGGAGTAGGCTGTAGCTGATAATATTCCATCAGTGATAGTTAGTCCGCTACCTACTTTGATTACACCTGCCTGTGTTTCTGATGCAGGCAATGCGTTAACAGTAACTGAACCATATGGATTACTAACTGATATACCGTTTCCTGCAACAACTCCTGAAACAACACTTAATGTCCCGTCTGCAGAAAATGCATCATATAATTCAGTAAAATTAGCGTTGATTTTCTGAGCGCCGGCTCTTAACGTGTCGCCTGTGCCGTCGTTTATCGTGGTTCCAAAATTTATTGTTTGCTTTGCCATGTTTTATCCTTGATCAAACGTGATCGATGTACTATCAAATGTTCCATCATCTCTATCAAATGTATTCGGATCACCTAAAGTACTGTCATATTTACCTATAGTTGCATACCATACTACAGGCGCCGCTTTTAGGAATCTCGAAATCTTATTATCTTCATCTAAAATACTAGTTACAGAATCCCAGTCGGTTCCTGTTCTTTTTACAACAGTAACCCTAGTACCAAGTTTTAAGTTGTTAGTTAATGTTAAATTTGCTGTTTGATTATCAACTGTAAAGTCAGCGTCTAATACAACATCGCCTTCGGGACTTTCTGGATGAATTGCAACACTATGAACCGAATAACTGTCTTTCTTCAGTCTTATATTTCCAACAAAGAAAGACCACTTAGTCGAATCAGATTTAAAATTATCCGAACTTGTATGTGCTAAAACGCATTTATATGTATAAGTTCCAACCTCAACAACATCGTCGACTTTATAAGATACTCCTGACTGCCACGGAACTGAACTATATCCACCAACGAATGCTTCAATGGAGCTTTTAGCAAGGCCTGTTGCTTCTTGTGCTGTCATGGCTCTACCCTGATATCTCCAAGAAGTGTCAAAGTTTCCAGGAACGAATGATAAACCTACATTTTCTGTGCCGTCAGCTTTAACTTGATCAATTACTGAACTTTCAACATAAGGTAGTGTTTCGCTAGCTCCTATATCCTGAACGTAACTGTTAACTGGATGCAGTGATGGAACTCCAGTACCAAGCGTTCCTCGACGTAACTGTCCTAATACGTTTCCGCTGATACTAAAATATTCAATTCTTTCACCTCTGATTTCAACTACGCCAGGTTTGTTATTTGCTGTGCTTGGTAAATCAAAATTACTTGCATCTTCCACTTCAATTGTAGTATCTGTATAAGATAGTGGTTTTACTAAACGAGTTCTCTTATCTGCGTTTAATCTCTTAAAATGAACTCTGTTAAGCATATCCTTAAACTGCATATAAGACACACCCGACGTTAAAACATTACTACTAAACGTAATAACAGTAAAGTCGTCATCGATCTTTGCAGGTAAAGCTAATTTAATACTGTGTCTATCCTTGTTTAATTTGTAATCAACACTCGGTGTTAAAAGACTAGCATTTTTAACTACCCAAACATAACTTTCATCAAGAACTGATCGATCTAATTGTATTAGGCCGCCTGTTAGTCCTCTGTATTCATAGTATTCAGGAGTATCAGGAGTCAACGATAAATTAGAAGATATTCGAATTCTCGATCTCTGGATGTCTAGGATGTCATGTTTATAAAAACTAATAACTTCAATACTATCCGAAGGATCAAAATTCTCTATAAATTGTATTTTTGGCCCTTCTGTCTCAGTCGGAGGTACGTAAGTGTACTCTTGATCTCGACGTACTGCGATAATTAATTTTTTTCCTACGTAGTTTTGTGCTACATATTCATTTAAGACAATACTAATATTACTTAATTCAACAGTATAATCAACACCACCATTTAATACTTGACTATCAGCTAATACAACAATGTCATCTGTAGAAATGCTATAAGGCAAATATTTTGCAGGATCGATAAAATATTCTACAATCCCAGGCTCAATAGTGTAATAACTGCTGTTAGGTGCTTTTAAGATTCTTTGATTTACGCGAACAAGCATACTTGATTCAACAGGAACAATATCACCTACTACATAGTACAAATCGTATAACGATCCGCCATTACCTGGAAACTTTTCAGTTGTGGCAATCGAATATGTTCTTTCATTACCGCTAATGAGAATGAAATTTACTAGAGATCCGTTCGCTGGAGGTACACTAAAATAAAGACCAACTCTACCTGGTGACTCATAAGATAAATCTGTTTCGAACAATGCAGGATTACCAGGTTGTGCTGGTTGTCCATCAACATATACTTGATATGTTATATTATCTACATATGGAGCATTAGTAACAAACTCGGTCTGAACACCGTCTCCGATAAAATAGTTAATGTCTAATATCTTAGAACCGTTAAATTCAAAACTAAAAATAGAAACTAGCGTTCCTTCAGGAGGTGCTTCGTTTAAAGTTACTAATCTATTAGAATAATCGAAAGTGAAATCTTCTCCTAGAGATTTAATCGATGAAACAGAAACCAGCTCGTCGGTAATTTCATCTCGTTCACCGGTGGTAAATTTAACAATTAATGCCGAAGGACTATTTGGTTGTTGGCTAACAGCAAATTCTTTCGTTACTCCATCGGCGATATAGCTATCTACTTTAATATTTGCCGAACCGGCGCTTGGCCTATCGTAGACTTTAATCGCAACAGCATCGACAATTTGTCCCGGAACTACTTCTTCAGGAGCAGGGCTCGATGTAGGAGTAACAAATCCGTCGCCATCAACTAAGATATCATCGGCAGCTAATCCTGTAGCAGTTGAATATGCTAAATTTCCACCGCTTAGAGCAGTATCATAATCAGTATCTTGTGGAACGATTGATCCGTCGCTAGTACTCTTGCGCCATATAAATCTGTCGCCGTCGAGTACTGTAAATGTTGATGGAATACTAAAAGTTTTATATGTAGGATTAACTAAATCATCAGGTATTCCATCAGATATAATAGTTTGCATGATAGCTGTAGAATTCAACAACACTGGAATAGAGTCGTATGTATCTTGAGCGATGTTTACTTCTATCTGTGCATGATTCTTTTCAGCTAACTTATCTGCAATATCTTGATCAAGATTTGATAAATCATTACTTACTGAATCTATTTGATCTTGTACCGCAGGAATTTCTGTATTCACTAAATCATTTATACGGTTAACTGATTCAATGTATAGAGGATTGCTTGGATCAAGTCCATCGATAATGACATTTAATGCATTTAATTCCGTTTGTAGTTGATAAATTTCGTCAGTAAGAGATTCAAGTTGTTCCTGTAAATCTACTTCACTGTTTACTAATGTATAATATTCATTAGTTTTCGTAGTTAATACTTCTTGAGCATCGGCTAATGTTTCTTGAGCCGATGTTTTGCTATTATAATAAGGATCGTCTAATCGAACAGGATCAAAAAATGCTGTTATAACAATATTACTACCTGTTGGGACTGCATCATTTAAAAATACTGTTCCATTAGAATTTATAGTACAATCTATAGGATCTACTAGCGTTCTTGTAAACACAGCAGAAGTTCCTGTTTCGATGTCTTTAAACAATATTTGATCTAGCTTAACTGTTTTGTTAATAGTATTGACTTCTATTACCTTAGTGTCTAAACCAATAGTTTTCTCAACATCTGGAATTATTGTTACTATGTCACCGACTTGGATGTTATTAACACTTACTAAGGTAATTGTATTGCTACCTTCAACATTAGTAGTAGCTGTATCATCAAATTCAACTGTAGTTTCTACTCTAACTGTTGGCGGATAGATATTTAAAATGTTAAAATTATAAATTTTTGTGAATCCGTCACCGGGATAAGTTTCAATATTCTTACTAGAATAATAAACGTTCATTTCTGTTCCGTTAGGAGGAACATATGGCAGGGTGAAGCTATGTGTATTGGCAGCAACAGTTACAATATAATCGCTAAATGTAGTGTCTGAGCTATCCCATTTGTCTGTATAATACGGTACACTATCCCATCCCTGACCAACTTCAAATGATAGTCCGGTAACGTTGACACCACCGTAATCGACTCCGGTCATTAGCTGTCCTAGCTCTTTACCGAGCTCTCCGGCTGCTGGATCATAATAATATTGAATTCTGTCAGCCGCATTAAGGACTGACCAATCTTTAGTATAGTTAATTTTAACTGTAGATCCTCTTGCAGGTGCAACGTCAAATGTTAATAGACCACTATAACTTGTATAACCTCTGGATGTAGATTTAACAGTTGATAATTTATAATCTGATTTTAATACTTCTACATCATTTATTGTAACGGTTTCGATTCCAAGTTTAACATTATTAGCAAATGTATTAACAATATCAGGTGCCCACTTTAGAGGAAACTGTAGTCTAGAACCAGAAACTGCAACACTACCAGAATAAGTTTCAGTTTCTTGCAAACTTGTAATAAAATAACGTTGTGTTAGTCTGTCAAACTTTATTCCGATGTGATTATTTCTAATAACGCCGTCACCTATAATAGCCACGGCCCTAGCCTGTACTCCAGTTGTACCAAGACCTCCCTCGAGGACGATTACAGGAGCATCAAGATATCCTGAACCACGATTAATTAAAGATATTCTTGTAACTTTTCCGTTAGTTATAAACGCTCTGGCACGAGCGCCGGATCCGGAATTGCTGATTATTCTTACAACAGGTTCACTTACATATCCAGCGCCTTGCGACGAAACAACTATTGACGTGATATTATATCCTAAATTATCGTACCAATGCTTCCATGGATATTCTAATAATTTGTTGGAATTAGTTTGTACTATACCGTTTCTAACGACTACATCTATCGGAGTTATTGCACCATCTTCAAATACCGCTGGTAAATCAAAATCAGTTGTTGACAATAAAGAATTATCAACTTTGTCGTATGAACTAATAAATTCTCTTATCTTAGTTCTATATGGCTTAACTTCGTTGATAAAATCTTCAAAGTTTTCAAGATTGTCATTATTGTATGTGACTTTTTGTTTTAATTCGCCGACTGAGTGTTTAGCTTTAACGAAACTAGTTTTAAATATCCAATCTACATAGTTCTGTTCGCTTAATACATATCTTACGCTATTAAAGAATAAATCAAGATATGATTGTTTTAGGTCGTCTGTAAGAATATTGTTCTTAATTGCATTTAAAATAATTCGCAATTCTATCGAAGCAGAATTATCAAATATCGATGAGTCATAAAGCGAAGCATCGAAACCATATTGTGTATTTGAGAAGCTATACAAATTAGAATTAAACTGTATTGTTCCTTTTTCGCTACCAATTACTTCATAGCTCTGTGTCCAGTCAACTGATGTTGACTCGGCATACTTTCTTAATAACAACCAAGTTCCGTTATTAGTAGTTCTAATCTTAACTATTTGATCAATATCTGTCTTTAAATTATTTAGGTCTACAAAGGAGCTTACAGAAAAATCGATAGCAGTAAATTGATTGTAGCCCGGAGCATACCAATCCACATATGACCAATAATTTCTTACGTCATACGATTGTGTTTGTACTCTTGACCAAGTTAAAGATAGAGGCTCATATGAGTATATGCTCCAATTACCGTACGCTGTACTATCACTGTGTACTAGTATAGAATAATTTCTAACTATAACTGTTGTTTGATCAGAGTATCCTTCTCCTTGAGAAATAATTTCAACTCCGGTAATTCTCCCTCGAGTATCAAGGACTGATCGAACTACTGCACCGGTGCCAGTACCGCTAATTGTCAAATAAGGAGCAATTAAATATCCTCTACCTCTTTGTACAATATCAATTCCTGTTATTCTTCCATCATTAATAATCGGTTTTAGTACTGCCTTTTCGTATGTTCCAATATTCGTAAATCGTAATTCTTCTTCAGAATCAATTGCCGAATCGTACAGACCCGATATCTCCGAAGGTTCTTTTTCAAATTGTTCTATGCTTGATAAATCAGATCTCTCTACGATCAGATTATTAATTAGAACAAGATTTATTTGTTCGATAAACTGTTTTAATGCTTCAAATCTATTAACAAACATTCCCTGTCTTGGTCTAAATTCTATGCCGTATTTTATTTTTGGAGGTAGTGTAGTATCTGGGACTAGTCGACCTGCCTCGTCTTTACCGCATAAACTGTCAAACCATTTGTTTTCAATGAAACGAGGAATCGAAGAATTTGGATTGTTACTAATAATTTTCCATTCGTTATGAATGTTTTTATTATCGTAATTCCCGGTCCAGTATTCAACGGATAAAACAATATTTGAATCCTGAAGCAAAGGCTTAACGTTAACAAGACTAAACGAATTAGGACTTGTTAATGCAAGATATTTGTAACCATACCCCCTAGGGTTAGAAATTAATTCTGCTACATCATTAGCAGGGATTTTTCTAAAGTTAACATTTGGAATAGTTTTCTTATTCTTAACCCAATAATAATAAGTGTTCTTAAATGTTTTAGCGACAGAATCATATTTTTTAATTAAACCATAAACATCGTTACCATAAAGAGTAGTGCCGCTAACACCTGTTATTAGCCCTTCGTCTGTATCTGCTCTGCTATTCCACTGAGAAGGTGTTAATGTTGTTTCTACCCATTCGTAGATATCAACGCTTGCTCCCGGGAACAATGTATTCCAAGTACTATTCCTATATACTAGATCATTATCTTGACTGTCGTAAAATTTAGCAGTTCTTAAATCCCACCAGAGAGTTCCTACTTGTGCTTTACCCCAAGCCATTCCTTCGTCAATTTTTACTGTAGAGTTTCCAACTGAATAAATTGCAGGATCGTAAAAAGTTTTATATCTAATTTCTTGGTCAGCAAGGCCTGGAATTCTGCCTTGTGTAGAATCAATGACATCAAGATAAGATACTAATTTATTAGTGTTTCGATCGTATAAGAATGCTCGTTTAATCTTTGATAAATCAATTCTATCTGTTTCTTGATGCAAGACTGACCAACTAAATTTCCCTATTGGTTTTCTATATTCGTGTACTCTACCAGAGCTAAGTCCTTGGTCAAGGGCATATGGTGCTCCGACTAAGATAACGTCAGATCCTACAGCTAAACCTGTACTATATCCTGTAGAAATATCTTGTCCATTTACTAGGCTCTCACTGAATATCCATTTGCTACCATACCTGTCATATACATCGATTCGACCGCTATCCTCAGCGACATCAACAATTTTTGTCAAGTTATTATCAAATGTTGTTGATCCTAAATCGATCGTCATTGTTGTTTTAGTGTCTGAACCTTCGCTATAAACAACTAATGTATCATAATCATTCATAAAAGATATTTTTGAGCCGAAGAATTCAGCAGTTTCGGGATCAAGATTGTATAACTCCTGATATTGAGAATAACCAGTGCCGTTGTCCTTGTAGACAATAACTGTTCCTTGATCTATCGTTTCTTTATCATCAAAAATAGAAGAAACTGCAATATATTGCCCAGTGTTAGAAACTGTAATTGAAGTACCGTAATCTGGTGATCCGTTAGTTAGAACAGTATAAAGAGAATATTGCCCAGAAGCTAACTTATAGACGAAAACTTTTCCGGGTATCTTAATTAATTCGTCACCTTCGACTGATAAATTTTCACTATTATTATCATAGACGCCGCCTGGTGCAGAAACTAAAAGCGTTGAATTATCTTTACTTACTATAGTAGATGTACCAAACCTACTTCCAGACTGCAATGGCTCGCCGACTACTATACTAGTATCGTATCTCCAACCGGTTACAGTAAATGATAATATTGTACTTGGATCTGAATCAGGGGGAGCATTTAATATTAATGTTGTAGAATTAACTACCTGTGCTACATATTGTGTAGTGAAACCATTTCCTAGCACATGCATACCTGCTCGTATATTTGCAGTACTTGACACAACTAATGTCTGTCCAGAACTACCAACTGGGTTATAGTTTGTAGTGGCTTCGATAGTTGTCTTATAGGTTAATCTATAAACTTTACCTGTGTCGTTCTGGAATCCTTCGGAACCGACTAATAAAGTATCGCTACCGAATGCAAGACTTGATCCAAATTTTTCATTATTCAACGGATGCGGGCTAACAATCGTAGCAACTAACGTAAAGATATTATTCGCATCTTTTTCGTATATCGAAACAACACCTTGTTTTGTTAAATTAGAGTTTGTTGATAAAGAATCTTCACCAACTGGAATATAAGAAATTTCCTTCCAGAAATTTGTTTGAGTTTCTGGATTCTTATTTAAATTTGCAGGAAGGCCAACAATAAACTGTGCTTGGTAAGGTTTAGAATTATAAATTACTATATCGCCTACAGCATAGCTTGTCACTGAAGACCACAGAGGAGAACCTCCTACATATTTCAATCTAGAAGACACATTATTTGCCAACGGTGTTCCAGTTGCTAACCACCTACTGTCTCCGGAGATAGCTATAACATCACCGGTTAAACTCGCAGGCGTAGCATTATCATCGAAACCAGTATTCTTAGATATAAATGGAACAGTTATTGTTTGTCTTTGTAGCCACGGTGCAACTGGTCCGGCTTTATCATATATAATTACTTCGCCAAGGTCATTAGAAATAGCAGTAATATTAGCGCCAGGATTTAATACAATTCTTCTTCCGTATGAAAGACCTTCTTGCGGAGCAGTATTAATAATTTCATCTAAAGAGTAAATTGGATTATACTGCCATGTCATCCATTTATTATTTCCGTTGTCGTCAATCCAAAGTAGTTCACCGTTGTTTGGTGCAGTCTTTAGTACTTGGTCTGCCCTATCTATAGCATAGTCAATTGACCCGTTATCATTAACAACATTTTTTACCCTATAAGAATAAAATGTTGAAACTACTATCTTATTTTGTTCAGTAAACGGTGTTCTAAAATTAGTAATAGACGGTGCTGATAAAATAATTTTCTTTAAGTCTATATCAACAACTTTATAAAATCCTGGAAAGGTAGATACTTGATCTATTCCGATGATATCACCTATGCGTACTGAAGTGTTCTTGTCTAAGACCAATGTTAATAACTTGTCATTAGTAGAATAGGCAGCATCGATAACTGTTTGTTCTAGTCGACTGTATCTATATACATTCCATTCTCTGCCTTCAAATCCGACCCAAACATAATCACCTTCAACATAATCAGTAATATCAGTATTAATTACTTGATCGAGCGACACAAATGAATACTTAACATCGCTAGGTCTTACATATCCCGGTGTTCTTAAAAATGACGGCTTATCTTCTGCAACAGGCCACGGACTATTGCTGTATCCTACTGGCTTAAGATACACTTCATTAGGAGTCTGTCTTACTATAAAGTCAACCAATGATGTGTCAATTTGATTAACTAGCTCGTATCCTTGCGGATTATTTTTTACATCAGATTCATCAATTATAAATTCGATGTTTTCAAATGCCTGGCTTGCACCGTACTGCCCGGTACGTAATGCCCATTCTTCATAAAAATCAACGCTTTCTTTATCATCGGCGCTCAGAACATCAAATAGTTTGTTAAGAACATTTTGTGTTCCTTTTTCAACTATCATTCCTTGATAAAATTTAAATTCGCTAACGTCGTCTTTAATAATATTACTTAGATATTGACGCTTTTGATATCCAACTAAATGTTGTGCTACTGCCTGCTGATCTCCGTCAAAATTGTCGCTATCTAAACTATAAAAATCTGTAAACTGCTCGGCTTTATATGTCCAGTTAGGTAATAATCGCGGAGTAGGTTTTTGATCTAACTTAATCCACTTGTTATTATCAAACGACTCCTCTCCAGGAATAAATCGAGAAGCAGAATAATAAAATTGCTTATATTTTACAATGTCGCCTAGCGCATAATCTTTCCATGACTCCCAATCATCGATCTTCGCTTGATCGAAGATAAATCCTGGAATGTTGAACGATCCGTTCCATTCGCTACTAACATACCCGGATACTTTAATTTTTTCTTGTCTATATCCGCTTTCAGGATTATAAATTGTATCGTTGAACAAAGTTGAATTATTAAGAATAACAACTTGTTCTTTTTGCACGAGATAAAAAGTTGCACCATATATACCGTCTTCAGTTGGTGTATAACTTACTGCATTATCTTCTCTATAATTATTTAAAAAATTAGGTTGTATCGGTGTTCCGTCAACTTTAAATATTTCGTAACCATTAAAAGAATTACGAATGTCGTCAACTACACTTAACGGTGCTTCGAAAGTTAATTTAATTGCGGCTGGACTTAGGCTTATTACAGCACTTCCAATGTCACTTAGTCCGTCAAGTTTAACAAAGTTATCTTCTTGAAAAACTTCTGAAGGATCCGATGTAACTACTGATTTATAATAATCGCCGGCGTACTTTACAACACTACCTACAGGTACAAATTCATTTGGCTTCCAGTCGTCCCATTGGTCTTCGCCGGTGCTCCAGTTTTGTGTAGTCCAGAATAAAAATTCTTTAGCACTAGTTTCCCAATTAGTTATAGCATTTAATTCTGCATTAAAGTCATCAAAAATAAATCCTTGATCTTTCAAATATTCGCCGTATCCTAAAAGGAAATCAACAACTTCTTGAATTGTTCTAAATCTAGTTCCGTATGGAACTACGATTTCCTCGGTCCTATCCCATTCTGTTCGTATATAGGCATCTCGACCACCAATTAGAGGAAGAGACGGTAGTAATTGATAATATTTAGAATCAAATGTATCTGATGTTGTATGTAAAACTTTTGACCTGTAATATCTATTATTGTAAAATATTACTTTACCAGAAGAATATGTTGACTGAGAAGTCCATTCAACAAATCCCTCAGATATGCCGCCGATGTTTATTAGTAAACCAAGATTAGTAGCTGGATAATATTTAAAGTATGGTTGAGTTTTACTGTAACCTTTTACTGAAAAACCGTCAGCACCCTTCGTAATAACTACTCCGCTATATGATATCTTCTTGATAGGACTAGACGAATTTAGAATAATCTCATAATCTTCTTGAGGAACAAATACACTACTTTGACTTAAAGGTGTTTTACTATCTAACAATAACTTAAATTTTTCTTTACTGCTAAAAGATCCTATTCTGTACGATAGTTTAGCTTGAATATTTTTTAAATTATATTGATACTCAGTATAAGATCTTAAATTGTCACTAAGGATATAATCTACAATGTAATTAATAATTCCAGAAGATTTAATATTAGAAGTGCTAGAATAGATGCTAGGCAATACAATGTCGCTGGCTGTAATTCTAACTCCAGTATCTTTATAAATCAACTGCCCTGCTAAATTTCTAACAATTCTTGACCTATCTAAAAGAGTTCCTAAGGTAGTTGCTGGCTGCAACAACATTGATGCAACCATTACACTGAACGGATAATAACTACTTCTTCGCCAAGCAGTCTCAACAGGACTTTGGTCTCCGAATACAAAATCGTTAGCTGTGCTAGTTGTGATCGGTCCTAGAGCTAAACCAGAATCTAATGGACTAATAATATTTCCATCTTGATCTACCGGTATTCTTCCTTTTAGATATGGCCTCTTGTATTTTTCTAAATACACCGTTGGTGAATTAGGTTGCTTTACTAGCCCATCGGCTATGTCTTCCCACATTATTAAATTGTCGCTAGTATATGGAGCAGGACCATATACTTCTTGCCACCAACTTGGCTCTATAGAAAAACCTAACATTTCCCAAGGACAAAGGTTCGGCCTATCTGTTCCTAGCATCCACTGATAGACACCTCTCCAGTATCCCGGAAGAGGCGAAGAACCGTCTAATGCCGGTAATTCTTTATAGTTAAAAGTAAGACTATTATCTCTAGAATAACCAAGCGGTTTAGTAAAATCTTTACTAACAAGTCCCGACCACTGGTAAAAACTTATTGAGAGGACTTCATTAAATTCAGACAGCGAATATCTATTACTCTTATTAAAAGACGGAATTAAATCTTGTACATCAAATATGTTAGAATCGTACTTAATTTTAATATTATTAAAAATTCTCTTTTCTAATTCTAATATTAAATCGTCTCTGTAATCATTGTAGGCCAATATTAAGCTACCGTCGTGGCCCTGTATCATCCACCGTGGATTTACCAACGTGGTATCATAAATCTTTTTAGGTTCATATTTTGGCCAAATACCTAACTTAGTTGGTGTTGGTGGAACACAGCATCCATTAGTATTTTCAAATTCCCATATTGTAACTTTATCATCGTTTTGCAATTCTGCAGAAATAACAACAAATCCCTGATCACTAAATGTATAATCTTTTTCATACAGTAGTTGGTTGTCATTAAGATAAACGATAACTGCCTTATTTGATAATGTATCTAAATTAAAATTATTTGTTAAAGGATATGTTTTTATTCTATAGTCAATTACTGTTAGTTCAGTTTTGATTCCGCCAGCGTATGGGATCATATCACTAAAATAGTAAGGACTTGACTTTGGTTTATCTTTGTTAATTTCTTGTAAAATTAGATTTACTAACTCTACCGGGTCAGTATCAATCCCAAGATTTTCTGCTACTGAAACAAAATTTCTTTTAAATTTATTATAGTCTTCTCTAGACGATTCAATGGCTCTGATAATGTTATTTGTATCGGATGTTACATGATACAAGACCAAGCTCATCGGGCCGCTGTGTTGAACAAACTTAGTTCCGAGATCAGAAACACCGCCTAAATCTCTTAGATTATTTGGTCCTGGAAACTGCCCTTCGAAATTTTCTAAATTTTCTACAATAGATCCAACATGATCAATAACTTCTCCAAGAGTAAAATCTCCTATATCGTTATTAGATGGATTATTTTGTAAATTTATAGGAACTTCGTAATAACCATTTTCATTAATAGGTTGGTTAGAATAACATTTGATTGTTAAAACGTCTGAATCTAGAATGTCATTATTTAAAATAATTGTTTTATATCGACCACTCGTTGAGATTGTATAGTCGGCAGGTTGTACAAACAATCCGTTAACAAATACCTTAACTCGAAGATCGCCTAAACTATCGATATCATCAAAAATATCGATATTAAAATTATTAAATTTGTTAGAATTTTTATAAATTCTTACTGCTGGTTGTACATCAAATGTACGGGCTGTAGTCCAACCGTTAATATATCCAGCGTCAGTATCTTCATAATTAAAAAGATAACCTACTTTAATTTGTTTATCTTTGATATCAACTATATCTTTGTATTGAAACTTATCAGTTGCTAAATTAAAATTAAAAACAATATCCCCAATATTGGTTATGTTTTTATAAGACAATGGAAATCCTAAAGTTGCGTCGTTAGCACCTGTTCCTTGCTTATAAGAAAAGAGTTTAGTTCCCTTAAATGTCGATCCGTCATAAACAGTTTTATCTCCAAAGCTATGTCCAGTTTCGTCAAATACATCGAACATAGGAGATTGATTTACTGAGGTTTTTTGCTGACCTAGATTCCATTGATCTCCATCATACCAATACATCTGTCCTTTATTCTTATTCCCCTGGCGGATCAATACTAGATCGTTTGTAACTGGTAGCTCTTGCTCTACTAAATGTATTTTTCGTACGCCATCGAGTAATAAAAAATCAACCTTATAAATTCTGTTCCTAACTAGTCTGTCGGTATCAGCAGTAAACAACACACGCTGACCTTGAGCTAGTTGAATTCCGTCAACGTTATATCCTAGCTGGCCTTCTACCATAGAAAAAACATCAACAGTATAATCGTCAATCACATCTACATCGCCGAGGGCTCTAGTTCCAAAATTATAAAGTTTAATATTTGGTTCGAACTCGATAATAGGTCTAGTTGCTCTAGCTGATTGATCTATAGAAGCTACTTTATTGTTATAAGTTGCACTTTTCTCAATGACATCTTTATGGAACCAACGATTATATCGACTCCAAGGATTCCTATCGGTACTAGCACGGTTAACAACAATGTAATCGGATTTTCCAGCGAATGAAATAGCATCGTCCCAAGGCTGGCTGTCAAATTTTCCGGAATCAAACGGTACAGATTGTTGATTAGTATAGGTACTAATTAGTTCTAAAACTTTTTCGTTTACAAGACGGATAGACCTACCAACACCTTCTACATAATATTGTCCAACAGAATACTCAGCAGGACTGACATTGCCCACAAATGAAACTTTCATTCCATTGCTTAATTTTGTTCCGTCTGATAATACGTATTCTTTCTTTCCTAAAATATCTGTCGAAATATCTAAAACTGTATTTTCCTCGATAGATTCTACTTGAAAAACTCCGCCGAGATCGATATCTGTTTCACTCACATAATAAAGAATATCCGGACTATTATATGGTAAAGTAATTTCAATTACGCCATTTTCTACAGCATATCCAGTTACACCAGGATTAATATATCGATCAAACGATTCGGGAGATCTTGCAGTCTTAATACTAAATGGATTTCCTGGACTGTTAATTTCAAATCTATAAGTTTGTCCTCTAAACAATTTTAAAGTAGGATTTTGTGTAGCACCGTCTGGGCTGAACACGTAAACATTATTATCAGTTTCGGATTGTAAATCTACTTTATATGAACTTATAATATTTTCTTGTTGGCCAAATATTCTTACAGTATCTGGGCCATATGGTAACCAGTAATAATTTTGAAAGTTAACAAATTTATCCCAGTCGATATGCGGATTCCAAGAATAAAATTCTTGGCGATTTAATCTATTATGATTTTTTGTGTTTGATCCGAATACAGACAATTGGTTAATATAGTCTTGATAATCTTTGAAAAATACATTATTACCGATAGAGTCTTTAATTGTAAGAGCTGGTTCTAATTGGTAATCTTGTCTATCTTTTGTCGAAGCAGTAATAAAAATATCAGAGCCGACGGCTGATTTTGCATTTTGGCGACCGATATAACCGTTTACTTTTTTAACAGTACCCGGTTGTATTAACTGATCTATAGTGGCTTGTAAAAACTTTTTATTAGCATCTGTTTTAAAATAACGAGGTAATAAATCAGTTGCTGTTGTTTTTAAGTTTTTTATTTTCTTACTCTCAGCCATTATTTGCTCCGTAATTCGAACTTGTTACATTTTGCTGTTCTGACACTGTTGAATCTACAGTAGTGCCTGAAATCGATTTAATTGATGTAGCAGTTATACCTTGTATTATCTCAATATCGTCAACAGTCGCACCATTGACAAACAATTGATCGCTTGCAGATTTAATTTCGAACAAACTTCCAAACCCTAAACCACCCAATCTAGGTACTATAACAAAACTAGAAATGTCAGGGCTTAGTTGACTCATTACGTAGGTTGAAAGTTCTGTAAAATAAAATGTATCTCCAAAATCCCAATTTTCTAATGTAAAGAATTCTTCGATAGCAGTGATTACTCTAGTTTTAATATCGTTATCAGACACAACACGATTAGGATTTTTAATAACTTTAAAACTAGCCTGGACATCCTCAGTAGCAGAAGATCCGAATAAGACTTTATAACTCACCGGATGAAAAATAATCTCATCGCTAATAGCTTTAACAAGATTTAAGTTTGAAGAAACTAAATCATATAATTCTAAAGAACTAGGAGGAAGTGGTTTATTAACTATAGATCCATTAATCCACTGTCTAAATCTAGTATCGTACGACTTGGTTAACACAAAAATATCAATAATATTGCTTACGCCCGGATCAATTCTTGATTCGTAATCAGCATTATGATTATATTGAAATTTAAGATTGTCTCTTCCGATATAAATTTTATAATCCAATGTCGGGATCCACGGATTTGAAAGAGTTACATCTAATTTACAAACTGTATTTGTGTCTACAAAATAAAAATATTTTCCGTTATCAGAGACTGAATAACTAGTAGGCTTTGTTCCTAAAATAGTTACTAGGCCAGAGGAGTTATCAACATATTGATAATCTTCTTGTCCGGCACTAATAATATATTTTTCTAAAACAATATATTTGTTTTGTAAAGAGATATTTCCAGATGCAGGTATGACTAATTCATTAAACATTTCTGGATTATCTACTACACCATTATCATCTGAATCTCCGAATGCTATAATAATTTTTTTAGTATCTACGTACCCATCTAATCCGATGTATTCGCTAACAATGTCCCAGACCTTATCATTAGTAAATGCTAGTGTGTTTTCCGGCTGAGTATTAACACTAAGGAATTTAATTGTATCTTTTATAACTGCATTATTTTTACTGTCGTAGACTTTGTTGCTGGAATCAAAATAGAATCTGATTTCCTTATCGCTTTCAAATACATATCTTTGAATTCGAGCTGTAACTGTATAATACTCGTTATCTGTAGTAAACAACAATAACCAGCTAGCATCTTGTCTTTGATTTGTTTGGTCGCCTTGCTTACCTAAACTAAAATTATTTCGTGCATCAAGATTTAACTCAAAGACAATTTTCCATTGCTGGTTTTCTGAATCATATCTTAGACCAAATGGCTTATTTGAAAAAATCAAATCAACCATTGTTGCAATCGTTGAAGTCTCAATGACTGTTCTCCACCTTGGAATTATTTGTGTAATAATCGACCCTTGAGGAATTATTCTGTTTAATGTTATAGGACCAAAACCGTCAGAGTTTACACCTGTGCCGGCAGCGGTGCCGTCATCTTCAACTGTTATAGCTTCAGCCCATAAGACTGTCTCGGCGCCAGCAACTGTAGCTGATCCCGTAACTAGTCGATTAGAATTTTTTGTATCAAAGTATTTTCCTTCAGGAGCAGAGAACTTTATTAAACACCCCGATCTTAAATATTTTAAATCGTTAGAAGTAAATGTTCCGACTTTAAATATTGTATCTCCGGAACTAACATAACCAGTAGATAAGTTACTATCAGATGTTATATTATTCCAAATAATATCAAGACTTGAAGTAATAAACACAATAAAATTAGCGTAGTAAAAATTTTTAAGATTAGGATCTTTAAGAATATCAAATATTTGATTATAGATTATTCCCTCAATATCTGTTTTGTTTTGATAAGAAAACCGACTTGAAGATTTAAATTCTTCTCGATAAACGACCCCGTCGTTCGCAAATAAAATAGTCGAACTGTACTTTCCTGTAGGATCTGATAAATCAAAATATCGACTTATACCCGAACTAGTTCTGTTAACTGCTTTAACTTTAGCTATTTGAGAGCTAGACGATAAAGGAGTTATGTTATAATCTTCCCCTGTAATCATTCTATTCTGTGTATAGTAAGTAGCAGGAGCATTTGCCTTAATGTCTTCGTTAGTTTCGGCTGCTGTTGCATTACTTACACTCGAGGCCAAGTTCATCGTGACTGATAAAGTCTCTTGCTGTCCAGTGTTTGATATATAAGGAAATGATATACTGATATTACGAATATCTTGTGTATTGATTGTATATTCCAATGCGTTGCTTATTCTGTAATAAACACGGAATGTTCCCAGTGGAAGATCTCCAAAAGTACCATCACTAAACTGTAAACTTACGGCATCGTTATTTCTAGTAATCACAGAGTAAATCGATCTAATACTTTTATTGACGCTGTTATAGATAATGTTGTTTGCTTCGAAATTACTAACAGGTGTCCACAAGACATCTTCGTTGCCATCTTTATCTAACTTGTATAACCATACGTCGGTATTATTAATATTTTGTGCATCAATGTCAATAGATTCATTAGTACCAGGCTGTGATATAGTAAACGTTCCAGTGTTTAATTCGCCTTGAACAAATTTCATAAAGAAACCAGAACTAGAAGAACTTGGGCCGCGACCATCGTCTCTATATATACAGCTGATCTTATTGCCTAATTTTGGCTGTTCTTCATATATGTAGCTCTGTCCGCTAAAGGATGTGCTTACTACTTCAAAAGACATAGGTCGGCCGGCAACGGTTTTTGTAAAACCAAAAACTGGTGCAGATTCTCCCAAGCTCTGGAAGCGATACTGTTCTGTAGGTATGCCGTAAATTGTAGCCTTGTCCGACGGATTCCCAAATTGTTGTGTCTTAGAGAATCCGGCATTTATTACTTTTATAAACTGGTCGTACCAATTAGAGTTGCTAGGATCATTCCATGTAATAATTTGTCCGGACAGATTTCGTCCGTTACTATCGATGACATTCTCTGTTGTTGTTACTGATGTGAATTTTAAAAGACCTGTTGCCGCTATATTTCTCTTAGGATTATAACTAAGCATTCTTGCAAGTCTTAGAACACTCTCTCTACGCTCTGCTAATTCTAGGAAGTTGTCACGAGCATTTAAATCGACACGGAAAGCTATGCTTTGGCCCAAGAACGCAATAAGGTCAATTAGGGCAAGGTATTCGCTGGATTCAATGTAATCGTTGTAGTCTTCTGGATAGTTTTGACGGATATAATCGATCATTGTGCGACGTAAATTTTCAAAGTCGTAGCTTTGGAAATCTGCGTTGCGGAAACTTTGATATATCTTTTTCCAATCTTCCGCAATTAATAATCTGTTTTGTCTAGTAGTTACACTCATGATCTGTCCTAATAACAATATTTATCGATAAAAATTATCTGCGTATATTATCCTACAAGTAATCCGTTGGCTTGATCAAATCGTAGTTGCATCGCTTGGCTGATGTTGTACGGCAAATAGGTAAGCACACATTCGATCTGTATTCCAGATTCGTATTGTGTAATGATAGGATTTTCTGCCCTGACCCGAGGATCGTAGTTTACAATTTCGTTGACATTTTGAACTATTAGATCTTTTAGTTCTTCTGTAAGAGGTTCAAACAATAAGTCCCATATAATTGTGCCGAATGTAGGATTCATCAAGCGTTCGCCTTGCCGTGTATAAAAATGATTTAATATATCTTGTTGTATCAGTTGAAAATCATATAAAGAAAAATTTTCTGTATCAGTACTAACTGTGCTAAAACCTTTATAAGTCTTAGGAGTAATTAATTCATTTCTAATGTTAGGTTTTAAAATTACCTTATCGTATAAATTTGCATTTGTTCCCATGCTTTATGCCTCCTGAGCAGGTGTTGGTCTAACAAACATTTCAAATGTATCTGTTGTTAGAGAATAGTTAGTCCAAGCAGTTGGTACTGGTATATCTGCGCCTTGTGACGAATCTGTTTTTTCTGGAGAAACTGCTAGAGGATCTAGGTTCTCATGATGTGGCCAAGGTTCGTGGGTAGGAACTCGCAACATAATTGATTCTATAGATACTTCGCCGGTTTCATCTGGTAAGTTATAAGTTTTTAATGGCTCGACTGCAATAGCGCCAGTTGAGCTATTCATGTAAATTTTTCCTCCAGTAGATTCGATATGATTTGCTCCGCTGTTAATGTGTGAAGATCCGCCGGAGGTAATGAATGTACTCGAGCCTGAATAAACTTTTGTATTAACTACCGATTCTATCTGCGATGTTCCTCCGGCTTTGATATTAATATTTCTTTTAGCTTCTAAATTTATATCTCTATCTGCAAGGATGTTTAAATCATTTTTTGTATGAATGCTGATGCTGTCCTCAGCGTAAATGTCTATCTTACCATTACTAGATAACTCTATCCAAGATGTACCTTTAGCATTACCGATATAAATTAGGTCTTCAGAATTGTGTAGCAGTATTTGATGGCCTGTTCTAGTCCTAATCCTTACAAGCTCGTTGTGTGGAACATCTAGCAAACCGCTAAAGTCTTCATTCTCAACACTAGCGTACTCAGGAGGGCCTTCTCCGGCTAGCGTCTTTCTTAAAAAGTATGAGTCGCCATCATCCATCACAAAAGTCGTGCCGCCTAGCCTACTAACTGGAACATTGGCGAAGTCGTCTTTTGTGCCCACTTCGCCCTTTGGTCCGGCTTCATCGACTGGCCCCGGGGTAGATATTCCAAAAACTGTACTTGGTACTTCTCGTCTTGCACTACTGGTTGTTATTCCTCGAGTGTCGTCCTTAATAAGTCCCTGTTCTACTAATCTCTCAGTAAACAAATGTTGTGGTTTAGGAATCTTTGTAGGAGTCTTAACTTGGTCATTTATTTTCCTATTAAATTCTGCTACAGGTACACGCTCTTCAACACCGTCAATGTTATACTTTGTTGCGGCAAGTCCAGGAACAGAAAAATTCATATCATCATCAGGAACACACCCGATATAGTATCCAAACTTTGGACTACCTTGCATGAACAGAACAATTACTGTATTGCCAACATCTGGCGGAATCATCCACATGCCGTAACTCTTTTGTGTGCTATCGTAATCGTCTTGTTTCTTGGTGTAATTACTACTAGTAGATCCAAAGAACGGACTCATATATTTGACTGGCAGATGTTGTCCTCTGTAATTACTGTTTCCAGAACCTGCATGGATTAATTTTACTTGAAGCATTCCGTTAAACGAAGGATCGAGGATGCCCGTTACAGTCGCAAGATATATACCCGGGGCAACCGGAGGCATATCTGATGATATAGTTACGTTATTGTCACTCATTAATATAATCCGTTTCCATTAGGGTCGGTTGCATAACCTTTTTTATCTGATTCAGGTACAGGAGTATTAGAACTCATTGTTTTCTTCGGATCTGGGGCTTTCTTAGATTCTTGTAGAGGTCGTCTATTTCCTTTTAGAGTTTGTCTAAAACTTCCGCCTCTGAAAATATTAGTCACTCTATTGATTCTATAAAGTCCACTGAATCCTAGTGTAGGACTTGCTCCCGAGGCTGACGAGATATCGAAAATATTAGGAGATTTAAAATCATACATTCCTGTAGTTTGATTAATATCAAAGGGACTACGAAAATTTACTAATATATCAACTTCACCGTTTTGCCAATTAACTGATCCATCCTTGTTTAAATCTTTTACACCATCTACTGATTTTGCTGTATAATTACCGAGACCGCTGTTAACGACCCAGTACGGGTCGCCTACTATATCCATATTAAGAACAACCATATCGTTTGGATTGGTTATAGCATTATGGAATACCTTGGCAGCTCTCATAGCCGGTGTTTCCGTGCCGCCACCGCCGAGTCGGTCATATGCTGTTTCTAATAATATCGGAAGATTTTGCGTCGTACCGTAATTACCTGGCTGATCAGGAGGTAAAGATCCTTTCTGTACATCTTTTACCGGAGCAGATGGATCAATTGATTGCGCTTTCCTTTCTGCTAGAGACTGATCAGCAGATCCTTTATAATTGTCTGCGGCAAGAATATTAGTAAAGCCTACACTAAAATCAATATCAAATTTTAGTATTTCTGTATTTTTTCCTGTATAGATATAATTGTATTCTTTTACTACCTGCTGGCGAATGTTAGTATAGCCTGGTGGTGGTTCGTTAACTGCCGTAATTGCGCCAGAGTGTGCTTTATAAGGTATTACTCTATAAACTAGTATCCTTGGATATACTCCTGTTTTCTTAACATTCTCAGGACTATCAATATAATACACCTGCGTATCTATTCTCCACCATGTACGCATACCGTCATTATCTAATTTGTTTTCTTTTAATTGATTTTCTGCGTACTTACTAGTCAATAGTACTTGATTAATCACAGAAGGAATGTCCATTTGTTTACCAAATTTCAAAGTTCCTTCTTCGGGATTAACTTGTAAACTTCCTCTAGACCACTTGCCAGTCTTTTCGTCAACTGTATCTCCTTCTTTAGCTAAAGAACCATCTGCTTTTCGAGCATAGCTGAATCCCATAGCGGAGCTTCCGATCTCATTAACAGCACCCGCGGATTGTACTAGAGTCTTGTTAACAGGACTTTGTGCTACTCCTAATTTTTTATTAATGTCAGCCGCAGTACTTGAGGGTTGAGCTGTTGCTGTACTCGCTGTTGCGCCGCCAGTTGGAGCATTAGCTGACGATGCCGATGACGCTATTTCTTTAGGGAATAGTATTACTACTTCGTCAGGAACCTCGACTGTTCCTTTATCTTTATATTCTTTAAGATGTTGATTAACAACAGCCTGTAAACTTTGTTCACCGGTTTGTAAAATTTCTTGTACAGTCTTTCCTTTAATTGATGAGTCAGTTTTTAAATTAGCGTATCGTGTTGTTAATGCTTCCGAGTTTGTTGCATAACCTATGCACGAGTATCTAGAACCTTGTTCACTGCCTCGCATTGTAATCGTACTAAATTTAAAAGGTATATGTCTTGTTGAAAATGGAATCTTAGACAATGTTCCTGTTTCGGTATTTCCTCTAAATTCGATTGTTAACAAAAACGGAGCATCTCTCCAGTTTTTAAATCCTTGCTGATATGCCGCACTTTGCAAAGATAACATAAACACACCTAAACTGTAAGGCTCAACTATATCAAACTGAAGTGTAGTCACGTTAGTGGAACGAGCATCTTCTAATCCTATAACACTTTCAAAATTAAGGTTATCAAGAAAATAGTCATACTTTCCATAAAATGTGTTTACACGATTATCAGGATCTGCGCCTGCACTTTTACAAATTAAAGGTAATACTTTTCCCGCTCTATAAGAAATGTCAGGATAGTTTGCATCATTAATAGACATCGAGCTAATGCCGATTACATAGGTATAGCTTGCATACTTTGATAATACATTCTGTGCAGGAAGTGCGCCGCCAAGTGGAGATGCTAGTTTTCCAACGCTAGTAAATGCTGATTTTACTGACGATGCTACAGATGCAATTGATCCTAAAATATTTGTCATTTTATAATCCTAACACAGTTCTTAAACTGCTGTTCTTCGGAATATAAATTTTCTTTCCTGGAACAAAATCAAAGATTGGATCTTGTAAGACATCTAGATTTCTTTGTATAAAGACCCACCAGAGGCTAGGTTCTCCGTATAGATCAAATGCTAACAAATCTGGACGATATGTATATTGTGCTTCGATTGTGTATAAAAAATCATCTGGTTCAGCACTAACTGGTCTAATTTTTAGGATGTCTAGGTAGTCTTGAGATATCTCTGTAGTAAACCATGGGCTGGTATTTGTATAGTTTGCTGACATATTAAATGTATCCGAATCCGCCGTTTAAATATCCGCCAGTAACAAATCTGTCAAGGCTAAATTTACGAGCACTCGAACGACTGTACATTGGCATTAGGCTAATTGTAAATTGACTCTTTGCTGGTACATAAGCTCGGCCACCGCTAGTTGATCCTCCGATACCAAAGGCGCCTAACAGACCTGCTACTTGGCTAACTCCGCCTGCAATATTACTAATTGTACTAGTTATTCCTGGAATGCCTCCACCTAATGTTTCTCCTAATGTATCTGCAAGGCCGCCAATGCTGTCTGCTACACCTGCTACTGCGCCGGCGGCTGAACCAACAACATCGGTTGAGATATAATCTGAATCTTGTGGTAACTGTAAATTAAATGAGGTAATAACCACCGGAACATTCTTGAACACATAATTACCGTAGCCATTCAACAACACTACCGGAGGAGGATTTCCTGCCTTTGGATCATTTCCGCTAAACATTTTGGACGCACTACGTAAATAATGAACTGCCGCAATCCAATATAATGCTTGAGAACTATCTTCAACGTTCATTGGTGCTGTAATTTCAATAGATCCAGGATCACTATTCCTAAAAGACTGGAATGTAAAATTAGAATGAACTATCTGATCTTGGCCGTACTTTGCAGAAGACCTTACAGAAATTTGTGGCGTATAGGGAAATATCAAGCCGCCTGATTCTTTGAGCGGTTTAAGCACAGGACTATTTCTAAAACTAGTCCACGTTGGGAGACTTAGTCTGACACGCCAATCATTTGCATTTGCATCACCGCCGAAGGATGCTATAGCACTAGTAATGTCACCGATTGCTTCGCCTGCGGCTGGAAGGTTAACTGCTCGTATAGCACTAACTACACCGCCAGTTTGGTACCCTGTGCTAATAGCGGCACTTAATCTACTAGCAGTTCCTACTGCATTTGCGGCAGCACCGAACGTTGCCGATGTTGATGCGATTTTTGAATTAAAACTTTGTCCTCTAGTAACTGCCATATCTATTTCCCCATTTGGTAAAGTATTTATTTGACTTTATAAACTGCGTAGTTTATAATTGTACAATCCGGAGACTGAATTATAATGACATTACAACCGAAAGTTAACTACCTAAACAACAAGGATATGTTGTCGGAAATACACAAATCAAAAAGTTCTTACTGTAGTTTTACCGACCCAAAGTACCATCAATACGATATTATTTTACCCAATATTGAAAAAATTAACATTAGAACTATAGCAGAAGCCAAGCGTAATAGGGCTAAAAGGCAAGGCGACGAAGAATATGCTAAACGCAAAGCCGCTGGTGAAAAGATCAAACTAGCAGATTGCGAAGTTGATTATAAAAAGATTTCCAAAACAGATTTAATTTTTAGAATCATGACATTTGATCATATTCCTACAAACGTTGGCAGAAAGAAAAATCCTAAAAGTACAGCAGACAAACACGATAAAGTTAACTTTCCGCCATTCCAACATTGGAAGTTTGACGATAATGACCAGCTAATATGTGTTGGCAAGAGCCATTGGAAGGGCGATTTGATCAAAGGACACTTTGATAAGGATGCAGGGCAAATAACAAACAATCTTGCACGGATGATGATCAAGCTGTGTGAAAGATATGCTACTCGTGGAAACGTTAGAGGTTACACTTATAACGACGAAATGAAGGGGCAAGCTATTTTACAGTTAACACAAATAGGACTGCAATTTGATGAGAGTAAGTCTGATAATCCTTTTGCTTATTTTACTGCCGCTGTTACAAACTCATTTGTTAGGGTCATTAATATTGAGAAGCGGAATCAAAATATTAGGGATGATATTTTAGAAATGAACGGAATGAACCCAAGTTATTCTAGAACAGGACAGGGCGAACACGAAGCCGCAATGAAACGCCACAGCGAAGGATCAAGTGATGAGTAATCTTTTTAAAAAAGCCGCGTGTTTTACGGACATACACTTTGGTTTAAAATCTAACAGCGGAGTACATAATCAAGATTGTGAAGATTTTGTCGATTGGTACATCGCAAAAGCAAAGGAGGAAGGATGTGATACAGGAATATTTCTTGGAGATTGGCATCATAATCGCAACAGCCTTAATATCACTACTATGGATTATAGCCTCAGAGCGTTGGAAAAGCTGGGTAGTGCCTTTGATCAGTTTTTCTTTTTTCCTGGTAACCATGATCTTTATTATAAAGATAAACGCGACATACATTCTGTTGAATTTGGAAAGTACATTCCCGGTATTACCGTTGTACACCACCCGATGACTGAAGGCGACGTTACACTTTGCCCGTGGCTTGTTGGGGAAGAGTGGAAACAAATAGGCAAAAAGAAAGCCAAGTATATCTTTGGTCACTTTGAACTGCCACACTTTTACATGAACGCTATGGTTGCTATGCCAGACCACGGTGAGATTCAGTTAGACGCATTCCAAGGTTACGATCTAGGGTTTAGTGGTCATTTTCACAAACGCCAAAGTAAAGGTAATATGCACTATATCGGCAATGCTTTTCCGCACAATTATGCTGACGCATGGGACGATGAACGAGGTATGATGATATTAGAGTGGGGTGGGCAACCAGAATACTATAGTTGGCCTGGACAACCGACATTCCGTACTGTAACTCTAAGCAGACTAATCGATGAAGCAGACAGTTTAATACTACCAAAGCAACATTTACGTGTAACATTAGATATCGATATCAGCTATGAAGAAGCAAGTTTTATCAAAGAAAAGTTTATGGGCGATTACGATATACGTGAATTAACTTTGATTGCAGAAAAGAAAGCTGTTGAAATTGATACTAATATAGATATCCAATCTTTTGAATCAGTCGACCAGATTGTGTCCAGTCAACTTGTAAACATTGAAAGCGACACGTATAATAAAAACACGCTACTAGCGATCTACAATAACCTATGATTAGAATAAAAGAATTAACAGTAAAAAACTTTATGAGTGTGGGTAATCAAACCCAAGCAGTTGATTTTGATAAAGAAAACTTAACTCTTGTCTTAGGCGAAAACTTAGACATGGGCGGAGATGACAGCGGATCACGCAACGGTACTGGTAAAACTACCATAGTCAATGCCCTAAGTTATGCGTTATTTGGGAACGCCCTTACTAATATTAAGAAAGACAATTTAATTAACAAGATTAACAATAAGAACATGTTAGTTACGTTGGCGTTTGAAAAGGACGGGCAATCGTATCGTATCGAGCGTGGGCGTAAACCCAATATTCTACAGTTTTATGTTAACGATATAGAGCAAGAAACTGAAGAAACGGATGATGCCCAAGGAGATATGCGGGAAACGCAGAAAGATCTAGACGATCTGCTGGGTATGAGTCACGATATGTTCAAACATATAGTAGCTTTAAACACGTACACCGAACCGTTCTTATCAATGAAGGCCAATGAACAACGTGCTATTATCGAACAGTTATTAGGTATAACGATTCTTTCAGAGAAAGCAGAAACACTAAAAGAACTTATTCGATCTACTAAAGACGAAATTACACAAGAGTCAGCTAGAATTGAAGCAACTAAAAAATCTAATGAAGGCATTCAAAAAAGCATCGACAGTCTGATTACTAAACAAACAGCATGGAACACTCAGCGAGACAACGATGTTGAAAAAATTGGTCGTGCTATAATTGAATTAGAAAATGTAGATATTGAAGCTGAGCTTGCGAAGCACAGCGACCTAAAACTTTTCGAAGAAAAGTCGGCGAAGCTGAAAAGCCTAAACAAGGAACGTGCTACGTTAGAAAGCGCGACAGCGCAAGCAGAGCGAAGCGTAAAAAAATACGCAACGGAGTTGCAGTCGCTGGCAAACAAAAAATGCCATGCTTGTGAACAAGACTTACATGATCACAAACATGAAGAAATGACTGCTACTGCTACTCAAAACTTATCAGAGGCTCAAAAGTATCAGGACAAGGTCCAAGGCGACTTGAATAAAATACTGACAGAAATAACCAGCATTGGAGAGTTAAGTAATAAACCGACTACTTACTATGATACCTTAGAGCAGGCACTCAAACATCAGAACAATCTCAAAACATTAGAAACACAACTGACCGTTAGAGCAGGAGAGCAGGATCCCTATCAAGAACAGATCGAAGAACTGATGAATACTGCCATGCAAGAGATTACCTGGGATCAAGTCAACGAATTGACCAGTCTTAAAGACCACCAAGAGTTTTTACTTAAACTACTGACCAGCAAGGATTCGTTTATACGTAAAAAGATTATCGATCAAAATCTAGCATACTTAAACAATCGCTTGACCTACTATCTAGACAAGATGGGTCTACCACATACTGTAGTATTCCAAAACGATCTTAATGTAGAGATCACACAGCTAGGACAGGATCTAGACTTTGATAACCTTAGTAGAGGCGAGCGTAATAGACTAATACTTGGTTTGTCTTGGGCTTTCCGTGATGTGTGGGAAAGTTTGTATCAGAATATTAACTTATTGTTTGTTGACGAACTTGTAGACAACGGCCTTGACGCATCAGGTGTTGAAAATGCTCTAGCAGTATTGAAAAAGATGTCACGAGAACGTAGCAAGAATATATTCTTGATCAGTCACAAGGACGAACTAGTAGGTCGTGTTAACAACGTGCTCAAGGTAATCAAAGAAAACGGATTTACCAGCTACGCAACTGATTTGGAGATCAGTGAGTGATGCGGCCGCAGGACGAAGAACTACATGCAGAGTTACTGCGTGTGTTCCGAGAATACTTTGAAGCTAACCAACAGTGGCTCAACGAAGGTACTAAAGTGTCTGCAATTCGTCTGCGTAAAAAATTATCGGAAATCCGTCGCGTTTGTTCTAAGCGCAGAGTTGCGATCCGCGAGTGGGCTGTTGAAAAAGAACAGCAGTTAGAAGCAAGAAAAGAGCGTAGAAAAAATAATGTCTGAAAAATTAACCATAGATTGCTTATACATCAACGGGGATTCGTGGGTCTACGGCAGTGAACTAGTAGATCCCAGCAGACCCGATCTGCAGGATCACTTTCATCCTATCCACGAAAATTATAGAAAAAAATATAAATGGCCCACGCTGATAGCTGAACAGATTGGTGCAGAATTGATCAACAATTCAGAGCCTGGATCGGGAAATGATCGTATTTTAAGAACCAGTATATACGATCTAGCACAGTTAAAAATGCAGGGTCGTAGAGTTATGGCGATAGTTGCATGGTCTCAACTTCATCGATTTGAAGTATCCAATCGGGGTGGGCCGTCATTTAGAGGATTTGTTAATCCTAATGATCCAGAACTGCCCAAAGGTGTTAGAGAATTTTGGGGAACATGGAGTTCTGATTACTGCGATCTAGTCAAGTGGATCACACAGATGATCAGTTTCCACAGTTTCTGTCGAGCTAACGATATCCCTGTGCTAGGTCTTAGTGTGTTTAAAAAACCCTACAATCTACTAGAACGGTATATCAGCAGTAAAGAATTTAAACCGTATCTCACACAGCTCAATGAAATCTGCGATCTACCTGCACAACACTATCAATTTAGTTTAGAATCAATACTCAAACAATACACAGGCATAGACTACGGGCCCGGAGGGCATCCATTGAAAAAAGGCCATATGATTTTAGCAAGAAACATAGAAAACAAACTTAAACAACGATTCACGATTAACCAACCCGAGGCACCCAATCAGCTACATAGTTGATGACATGGTATTACAATAATGAACAAGTCGAAACACTCCCTGAAGATTGCGTAGGCTTTGTTTATATCATCACCAACCTCATCAGCGGCAGGCGATACATAGGCAAAAAATTAGCCAAATTTAGTAAAACCACATATAAAACTGTAAAACTCAAGAACGGCAACAAAAAGAAAAAGAAAATTCGCAGTAAAATCGACAGTGACTGGCGTGACTATTATGGATCAAGCCCGGAACTAAGCAAAGATATTGCGGAATTAGGCACAGAAAACTTTCGTAGAGACATACTTTTTTACTGTTCTAGCAAAGCAGAATGCAGTTATATAGAGGCCCGCGAACAATTTACCCATCGAGTACTAGAATCAAAAGACTGGTATAACGGC